CCGCCGAACTCCTTGGTCCAGAAATAGCTGTCAATCGCTGCGCCCGCGTCGGCGTATGTGCCGCTTTCGCACTGATACACGAACCCGTTTGCCGTCGAGCTGATGAAATAGAGCTCCCCGTCGTAAATGGTAAACTGCGCAGCACTCAAGCCGGTGAATGGCACCCACGACTCGCTTTGATCTTTGGCGAGGTTGCTGGCTGAGAAGTCCATTTGGTAAATTCTGTTGTTCTGGGTCGCGCCGCTGCCATACGTGACGGAAATCCACGCCTTGTTTTTAAAGACGATCCCGGAAACATTTCCTAGATACGTTTCCTGCACGTTGAACATGTCGGTTTCAATACGATCACTTTGCAGTAAGCTGCCTGCGGTCGACACAGTCAGCAGGGTTGCCGAGGGTGCGATCGAATCCCCTGAAATCGCCGCAAAACCTGCGAATTTGTCGTTTTGAACCGCCGCGAATAGCTGCTTATTGTTGTAGTCGATGAAGCAGAATGGTGATTTTGTGCCAAACTGAGATTTTACCCGGATATATTTCCAATTTGCTGAGTCGGTATCGGGCATGTAAACCAGGATTTTCGATTTTTCACAGCCGATCAGAATGGAGTCTCCATAAACTGAGACGGTTTTGACGGTATCGCTCGCGCCGTCTCCGACTTTGTAAAAGTTCGTGCTAGCAAACGTGTACGGATCGTTCAGATTAGACCACTTGAGATAGTTCGGGTTTGCCGGGTCGTTGGTGAACAGTCGGTTCTGATGGTAACAGCATGTCGAGTAGAGCGGCGGTAGTCCGTTATCGGTCGGGGCGGTAACGCCGAGAGATCCGTCTGCAATGTTGTCGTCATATGTGGCGTCTGTGTTGTTTTCGACCGTAATTACGCGCTTAAACGCCGACCCACCCGCCTCCGTGCGGTAAAGCCTGCGCTGATTGACGCCGAAGCTGGCTGCAAACGTGGGAATTGTAACCCTAATGGTAGCGCTCGCCGCGGTAAATGTCGCTGCCACTGGGCCGACGTCGCTTTCCACGAGGTTACTATTTACGCACGTCATCTTGTACTGATACGCACCCGTGAGAGAGCCTGTCGCCTGAGACGCAACCGTGCAAGTGACCGTAGGCGGATACACGCCGTGCCGGGTAAACTCTGCTCCATTCCACTTATAGGGGATGACTCCGCCGTTCCCCATAAACATGTAATTCTCGTACTGAGTCGCTGCAACCCTTGCTCCGGCCGTGAAAACCGATTGCGCGCTTGGGACCGTGGAGAACGTCGAAACCCCAAGTTGCCACATGGTCCCGCCCGCAAACGCAACCATGGTTTCAGCCCCTGCGTCATCCCTTCGTGTATAGAGGCCATCTCCGACGAACGACCCTATCGCCGTGGCATTCAGCTTTACAACGCCTTGGCGCGTTTCCACCGCTCCGTTGGTAAACACGACGTTGGCGCAATCCGGAGACTCGTTATCGTTGATGATCGTACGAGAGAACTTGGTATTTAAGCCCCCATCCAGGAGCAACCAGCCCTCGTCAGGATATACCCGTTTGAAGCGTCCGCCCTTCATACCGCCCCGAGGAATGTTTCGGCCAAGGACTCTTCGTCCTTCACCGTTGCGAACCCGTCAGTCCGCTTTCTCTTTGCCGTAAATGCTTTTTCTTTTTTCACGTAATCGTAGAACTTGTCCCAATATTTCTGGGCTGCGGCCAGGTCATCGTCCTTCGCCTTCATCTCAGCAACCACATAATCAACGAGCCGCATGTGGCACCGGGAGGGAACGCTTAGCGCGGTGGATGCGGTGGTCAACAACGTGGGCTCTTCGTACTGATAAAACTTGAGCACTTGAACCGCATCCGGGATCGGCCGCAGATAAACGGTGTCGTTCCACTCGAAATAATACTGAGGGGTTCCCGTGGATGTCGTTGCGGAGTTATTCAGGGTTACCGCGTCGTCCTCGCGCATGTTGATCGGCTTAAGCTTGGTCCCGTTGTACTCAAGCCGCTTCACACCGATGCATCCGGTGGGCCTGGCATACCCCTGGGTTCCGATAACTGTGGATGTGCTCGAGTCGACACCCTCAATTACGTTCGCCTCAGTGGCAAGGATCAGCTCGGCCTCGTAGATGAGCTTAAACACCTCGTCTTGACTCCAAAACGAGCTGCCCTCGGCGTTGTGTCGCCGCCTTGCTGCCGATTCTACTTGTGCTGGGGTCATCCGTTACCCCTTCCGGGGGTTAGCCCGCTTTTCTGGATGTGGATTTCCGCTTGGCGATTTCTCGCTCCGCGTCTTCGTCCACTACCATCTGATGTTTGTGGTTCGCTTCGACATGTTCGGAGAGATCCTTTTCGGACGCTGCCTTATAGCCGCAAGCCTGACACGTGGGTTCCTTGGAAACCTTGGGCGCGTCGACTTCGGCCGCAGTCTCTTCTACGCGGATCATTTTAAAGCCCTCGGGGATGGGGTTGCCGTCCGCATCCACCTTGATCGGCGCAAAAGTCCCCTTGAACAACAGGGCTTCCCCAGCTTCCATGAGGATGAACCCCTTCGCGGGAATCTTAATCAGGGTGTCTCTGAACTGTTCACTGTATGGGTGTATATTGTCGTTCCAAACTTTAACTTGCATCTATTTCTCCTTGGTTATGCTCCGCAAATGACTTTAAATCCGACTGCGGCCGTTGGTGCCGAGTCAACTACTACGCGAAAATGACGAAATCCTGTCGGGATCGGGACCATTGCACCGTTTGCCGCAGCCGTAGCCGCCACGATGAACGTTGGGACCGTAACGGTTGCCGTTGCAAATGGAGGTGTATGCCGGAGCTGGTAATACGTTTCTCCGCCGTCCGCAGAAACATCAAGAGAGATGTTTGCCACCGACGCCATCGTTGCCACCTGAAGGTACATGTGGTCGTATGCGCGCTCCACATTGAACGGCAGGGTGGTTTGGCTTGCTCCACCGGCAAGGGTTTTTGAAAAGACGCTGTGTACGCCGTAACCCATGTTACCGCCCGAAAACGACGATGAACATCGAGTCGCCGCTTGTCGCAGAGTTGATGTTCAAGATACCGTTTCGAGCCGTTGCGCCCGATCCCACGTTCTGCCGCGCGGTGATACCGGCAGACACGCCCGAGACGACCGACAACGAAAACCCGTCGATGACGGACAGCCCGGTATCCACGTTGCCGCTGGCGGAGTCGACACTGCAAGAGATCAAAACCACCCGCTTGTTTCCGAAAACAGACATTTCTTTATTGACCGTAAAAGCCATAAAATCCCCCTAGAATAAAACCTTTTTTTCGCCCGTTTCCGGGTACTCGCACTGACCACGGAGTTCTTCGTGTAAGTTGTGCATTCTCAAAAAGTCTTTAAGTTCCAGTTGCCGCACGGCCATGATATTGCCGTCCGGATATGCTCCGAACGTCCCGCCCTCGGTGCAGTTAATGTAAATCCCGGGAATCTTCACGGCCACCCAGTCAAACCATGCCTTGAAATTTGCGTAGCTCTGCCAGGTCAACACCTTGTTGCCGTACACGTCGATTGCCTTCAGCACGTACCCAAGAGATGCGTCGTATTTAGAGTCCCAGCCGTGAAACTTCTTGTCGTATGAAAATGCGAAGTCGGCGCCCACAAACGCAGTGGTGCAAGCCCCGAGAATGCCCTTGGCGATGTAGAGACACGCGCCAAGCACGTTCCCTCCGCTAGACACGTACACATGGAACGGCTCGATCGCCTCAAGCTCCTTCATGTATGCGGTATCGGGAACGGGCGCGTTGAAGAAATAAACCTCTCCCTGCCACTTGTCGAAGAGAGCCGGATCCGTTCCGATGAAAGCCAGTAGCTTTTTCCCCTTCGTGCTGGCCCAGTACTCCTCTGGGGTCTTACTTCCGCCCTCGCTCACCTCTTCGATCACCACAGGACCGGCGTCGAGCGTTACATAGAAATCCGGGCTAATGCCCTGATCTTCAAAAAAATGGTAGTTGTGGAGACAGCTAATCAGCGCCATTCCATTGCGGTCTTTAAGAAGCGCGCCGTTCACCTTAAGCGATGGTCCGGCTCCGGCCACAATCGCCGGCATGTGGGTCAGGGTTCCCCATAGCTTCCCGATCGAGTGTTCCTTGAAGCTGCCAAACTTGGCTTTGTTCGCCTTGATGTTCTTCGTCCAGATCTTGGCCCAGTGATTCACTGTGACACCGTCAGAGCTCGACGCCTGTGCATACAATTGCGCCGGTTGCACCGGAGGCGCTTCAATATAATTTTGATATTCGAGTAAAATTTCAGCCCTTCGACTCACTTTAATTTCTCCAAGTTAAAAGCCGGGAGCCCCGTCCGTGGAGCCCCCGGCCCATGCCAATTAAGGCAGATTAACGCGCAACAGCCCGCTGTTGCCGCTCACGATCGCAGTCGTCAGCTCCCCAACGGGGAACATTCCGGCTGCAATGGTGCAAGCGCCAACGCCAAGGGGGCCTACGCCCTTGACTCCTGCGGCCTGGTCAGACGCGCTAGACGCCACGGTAATGGTCAGAAGCCCTCGTGTGAGGGCCCAGCCATATTCACCGGACGGGATAGCGACGTGCTTGACAAAGCCGAGGCACATGTCGCCGGATACGGCAGAAACCGAACCCGAATACATGCCAGCAAACGCCGAGATCGGACGAGTCATGCCGCACGCCACGCCCGCGGTGCTTCCACCGCAGTTGTAGACATACACGTACTTCTCGCCAGACTCGATGCGCTCAGTACCCAAGGCCACCGTGGGAACCGCGGTAACCATCGAAACCGAGTCAAACAGAATAGGAGCAACACCTTGATAGCTCATTGTGATCTCCCTCCTTATGCCGTGGTGGCCGACAAGCGACCATGCAGGCGGTTATTGGACGAACCCAGTGCGCCAGCCCAGAAGATCTTGGCGACCTTCACATTCTGGTTGATGGGCTTCATGAACGGTTCGAACCGCATGTCCTCGTCTTTGTGGACGAAGAGGTGCAGATAGTTCTCGTTCAAGAAGAACATGTTACTGGCCGGGCAGTAGCTGTCCGCGATCACGGGCTTACCGTTGAACATCAGAGAACTAAACCCGCCCTTGACCGTTTCGCTGTCCATGAACCGCTGCTGCGGCTGGAGCAACCCGTAGTACGAGTTATACAGCGTGCGCGTCGTGATGATGAGGGTCGGCGCATCGTTGTTAACAGTACACGCGTTATCGCGGCTCTGCATGGCTGCGATGGAAAGGGTCGTGGTGGTTGAGTCCACCTGCGCCTGCCACCATGAATAGCTGGTCTGCGAAATACCGCCAACCGTCTGATCGACGGCGACGATGTCGCGCAAGCCAACAATGGATTTAGAGTCAGTGCCGTCCGAATAAAGGCCGGTACCGAGCTTGTCGTCCATGGTCTTCTCGGCGATCTTCACCTTGTTTTTCACAAGGCTCAAAATCTGAGAGTCGCCCGAGTTTTTCAGCTCATCAATGCGATTGATGCTGATATTCGCGTACAGCTGTTTCCAGGTGTACTCAGCCGCCGTGATGATCTCGTTATCGGTCGTCTGGAGCGTTTCCGAACCAGTGTACCAGCCACTCGAAGTCACCTGAGCATAGTTGAGCGGTACAACAATGCGCTCGCCGCCGTCCACCTTCTCGTAGAACTTCTTTTTAGCTCTCTGGAGAAGAGGGTTGGAGTCGAACACCGCGTCGTACAGCTTAGGAATGAACTTTTTCTGCGTGATCGCAGAAATTTGATCATACGTTAAAGCCATATTACCCCCGAACGATCATCAAGCGATTCCGAGTTCCTCTCGGATCTCGCGTTCGATGTCGTTGTAAGATTTGTTCTTGACTCCTTCGGCTGGCTGAATGCCTTTTTTGGAGGTCGGTGATTCACCGATAATTCCCGCCTTCGTCCGCTTCTGGAGTTCTTTGTTAACTGCTTCCTTGCCGCGCTCTTCGTGAAGCTTCAAAAGGCTGTCGTGGTTGTAATCTCGAAATGCAGTCCTGAAGCTCTTGATCTCGCTGTCGATCGCGTGCTGTAGAACCCGCTTTTCAAGGGATTGTCCTCGTTCGTCCAGGGCGTCCCAGTCTAAATTCGGATATTGCTTCCGAATGGACTGGATCTCCTCATCGAGTGCCTTGTCTTCCGTCTTCCGCTGCTCTTCGGCCTTCTGTGATTTGAATTCATCGATAAATTGAGTTGCCTGATCTAACTTTTCTTTGACCCATGAGGGCACTTCCGCGCCCGATTCCTTGGCCGTATCTTTTGCTTGGAATGCGGACTCCACCTGAGCCCACCATTCAGGGTTCTGCTTCGCGTATTCGTCAATGGTTTTGTACGGGGCGTAATCCTGCTCGTACTTCTGCCGCTGCGCTGCTAGACCCTGCTGCTCTGCCTTGAATGCAGCCATCTTTTGCGCGTAGTCGTAGCCCTGCGATGCCCACTGCTTGACGCGCGGATCGGAGTAGGGGACCTTGATGGGTTTCCCGCCCGCTTCAAACTCGAGATCGCTCAAAGTTTGGGCAGGTGTGTTCGGGGTCGTCGGTGTTTCCGGCGCCCCTTCCTGCCCAGCGGACATGGGGATATCACGGTTCCCTCCGCCTTCAATGTCATTTAGAAGTTGATCCGCATCAATGTCATTAATTTGGCCTGTCGGCTCGTCGTTCTGTAGGCCCATGAATTACATTGCCTGCCTGACGTTTGCGGCGCCGGCTTCCATTGGCACGTTGCCAGAGGCAGGTGCTGCGGGCTGCTTAGCGCCGCCGAGTCCGTTAACGAATGCCTCGTATTGCTGAATCACTTGCGCGAGTTTTGCTTTATCGGATTCATCCACGGCACCGGACTGCGAAACCGCGCCCATGAGCTTTGACATTTTGTCGTGAATATCCGAAACGAGCTGAGACGCACCGCCTTGAGCGGGCTGCTCTGGCTGTTGCGGCGCCGGCGCTTCGGCTGGCATGCCCTTCATTTCCATCATGTGCAGACTCCAACGGCGCTAAGCGCCTGTGTGGGTTGGATCTGTAATTTGTGGATGGGTTAATTTAGAGGAGGCTGTAAGTTATTCGAATGATAGCAGCTACGAAAAATTATACCACGTTTTTTTAGGCCGCGGGAGGGGGCGCTTTGGCTGCGGCCTGTGCTTGTGCTTTCTGTGCGTTGCGTTGCTCCACCCTCTGCCAGACCGCTTCGGCGTTCGGGAAGTCGACGGACTTCAGGAGTTCGAGTTCGTCAATCGCTCCAATCTCCGCGAGCTTAAACGCGAGGTTGGCCTTCTCCGTCTTCGCAAACGGCAGGCTTGAACCCGTGGAAACTTTCACGTCAAAGTCACCCTTGAGGATGTATTGCTTCGCCTCTAGGGACTCCTGAAACCCGCCTTGCTCATCCTGAACGTAGGGCCTGACCGTGGCTTGCTTGACTTTAGTTCCATCCTCCATGTCCACGTTCTCAATGTGAAACTTAAAATACTTCTGCGCGTTTTGGTCGTTCGTGAGCCGGATGATACGCGGGGCTGAGTAAAACTGAAACACTCGGTTCTTGTATAGCTGGCCCAGTGCCTGAAGGTACGCGTCGATATTCCGAGACTTCTGCCTGAGTCTGGTTTGAGCGGCTTCTTGAAGGTTCGATATGGCAGATGCTGCGGTCACGCCCTCCGGTCGAACCCCCCGGGTAACATCGTTCGCGCCAGAGATACCGTCGAACCAGTTCGCCATGCGGTCGATGAGTTGGAGCACGTACGGCTGGAGCTGGACGCCCTCCTCGCGCTGGACCTGGCTGATGTCATCGGCCTCGATGATAAGCCCGGGCCGGTTGAACAGGTTGTCAGTGTCTACCCCGGATCCAGTGCCCACCTTCCACACGGGATTCCCCATGAGAGTAAGCACGTCAAGCGCGTAGCTCACGAGCTTGTTGAAGATCTTCTGCGGGCTCTCGAGCTGCTCAACTTCGCTCATTCCCCAAAACTCACGGGGGAGAATGTAGTTCACAAGCCGGGCATAAGGAAATAGCCCGTCCTCAAACTGCTGCGGGCCGTCCTCGCACAGCACCCCGCCGGCAATGACAACTTTGCGCCCGTTAGGGTACTTGAGCTTCTGGATAAACTTGGTCTGCTCCACGCCGACCTCGTCTAGTTCCTTCGTTTCCTCCTCGAAGAACTCATCCGATTTGATGTAAGCCGTGATTTTAAGGCTTTGGTTCTTTCCGTCCGCTTCGTGAGTGGAGGAGCCCTCCATGGGCGTCTTCGTGTCAACCGGAGACTTGAACTTGATCTCGCCCAGGTCCGTCTTATCCCCTGCGATCAGGTCCATCAGGTCTGGCTTGAAGTGGTCCTTGTGCTCTGGGTACTCGGCCTTGAGAATATCCACATCTACCGGCTCGGCGTAGATAAAGAACTTTCCGCGCTTGTCGTTGACCTCCCGCGCGTTCGGGTCGGGGAAGCAGTAGAACGGGTCTCCACTCTCAAAATCGATCGCGCCAACACCCATCAGCGCCTTCTGGTCAAACCCCATGTACCCGAAGCCAGTGCCGTAAAAATGCGCGTCGTAAATGTTTTCGGCCAATTGCATGAGCCAGTTACCCCGGTCCCAATCGCTTGCCGCAACGTCCGAAAGAACCTTGGCGAACTCCATGTCAGATGGCTCTTGGGGCATGTACTCAAACCGCGGGCGGGCGTCCGTCAGAATGGGAATAACGCTCTGAATGCTCTGAAAAATGAAGTTGATGACTTCAGAGTGCCGGTAGGAGGGGCGCTGCTCCTTCCACTGCTTGCCTCTGAACATCTTGTAGTTATCGAGCCACTTCTCGTCGTATTTCTTGCGGTGTTTCTTGGCCTTGTCAAACAGCCCATTCACGAGCTTGATTGCCCGTTTCTCTTCGGCGTTTGGGGCGTATCCCCCCGGCTGCGTGGACAGATCGGGCGCCTGGTGCTCTTGAAGCATTGGAATCTCAGCCATTAGTCGTCGCTCTCCCAGCGCTTTTTGCGCTTGGCTTCTCGGTCTTCGCTAAATGTTTTGTGAATTGTGTCTGGCTTCTTGAAGTCGTTCCCGATCTCAACCAGTCCGCGGCGCTTGCAGATGTCGTCTTTGTGAGCTTTGTTCTTCACCACGCACCCAAGCCCTGGGTTGTATTCTGCGTGCGTCACTGCAGCGCCAGAGAAGTAAACACGAGTCGGCACAAAGACGCGCTCGGCTGGGGCGCCGTCGTGTGGGCAGAACTCGTTAACGTCGATGTCCTTCACAGACTTTACAACGTCGAACTTCTGCTCGCACTTTACACAGCGGTACTCGTAGATCATGGGATCCTCGGTGCTCTGCTGTAATTTGTAAGGGATTAAGTTTTAGATTCTGTAATTTACGAAAAGCGCTCTTCGTCGCGCCGCTTGTAGCTGTTCTTGAGCTCGTCCAATCTATTCTTATACTTTTTACTCTGTCCTGCAACCTTTGGCGAGTGCTTTTCTTCCTTGCGGTAGGTCATCATCGTCAAGTAGCGGTCCACGTCCATGCAGTGGTTCGACTGATCCACCGGGTTTTGTTCTTTCGAGTTCTCGTCTGGCTTCAAGTCCTTGGCTTCTGGATAGTGGTAGGTTTCCCGCTCGTCCGCGCTGTGCGGGCAGTGCCCCTTGAATTCCTTGTACTTCCTGCTTTTCACCAGCTCGTAATGCAGATCGATGCCGCGGCGGATGTCGTTATCGGCGCCCTCCGCGGGGCACCCGTTTCGATTCATCTCCTCGATGTATCCGGGCTGCGATGGGTCGCAGAAAAACCTCTGCACTCCGAACACCTGAATCTTTTGCTTCGCAACCTGGATGATGTCGGTAATCGTGAGCTTGTTTTTCACGAATTCGGACACTCCATAGTGCCGGCCGTCCGGTGTAATGGCCCTGATCTTGAGTGCGAACGGGTCGGGATAGTATCCCCAGTCGATGCCGCCGTAGTACCTCGTGCCCACCGGCAACTGAAACGGATCGACAAGGTTTTGCGGATCGTCCCAGCAGTCATAGACCAGCCCCTCCATGCGGTTCCACTCGCCGCCGTAAATCATGTTGAAGCGCCGGAGGTCCATCGTGGCACGTTTTTCCGCTAGTTTCTTGGGGTCGTGCAGTGAATGGTATGGATTTTCCCATGATGCGGCCGAGATGACTTCCAGATCTTCGGTTCGTCGCCCGGACTTCCACGGTTTGATGAGCTCGGTGTAGATCCAGTTCAGCGCGTAGGGTGATGTGGTCAGGTCGATACCGCACCCGCAGAAGTCGGCGCGGGCTTGCATGTTCTCCCAAAAGTAGAGGCGGTACTTTCCTGCCTCGTCACCCCATATGTGCTTTACGTTCGTAATGCCGACGATCGAGTCTGGGTCAGTCTCCGTTCGACAGTAGACCGTGCCGCCCGAGTGCATTTTAAAAACGTCGTCTTTCTTGTTGTAGACGCCATAGCCGTCCATGAGCCGCAGGAACGCCGGCATTGTGGATTGCATAAGCGTTTTATAGGTCGGTGCGGTGATGATGAAGTTGTCAGCGGGATCGGTGTACTGGTGGAGCTTCATCTTCATGCGAAGCCCACCCACTTGGGTCTTACCCCACTGGGTGCCGGTGCCTAAAAGCAGGATGCGCTTGGGCGTGAACAGCGCGCGCTCCTGGTTCTTACTGTGTGGGGTGAACTCTAGGGCGTCTGACAGGATACACGTCCGGCGTTTGAGGTGTCCTGTAAGTTGTTATTTCTGTAAGTTAAGCGTGGGAGCTACCTCCGCATGCTGGCCGCCCTGAGTTCGTCCCACCACTTGTCTCTACCGTGTCTGGTGAAAGCCCATATATTAATTCTAGAAACAACAAACGCCCCCCACCGCTCGCCTCTATTCATGGCTCGGTAATATGCTCGTTTTCTTATTGGCCTGCTGCCTCCATCAAACGAAGGACCGGAAAAGGCGAGGAATGGCGGTCCTTTCTTCTTGGTCTCAGCATAATTAAGCCCATCCGCCTTGGGCGCCGAATGCCTATAATATCTTGGTGGCGGTGCCGGTTCGCACTTGTTCATACATCCCCCGGCCCGATCCCATCGCCCGCGGCAATCGCTGCCTTGGCGGTCTTGCCGTGAACCTGACCAACGGCAAACGGGCTTAACCCTTTTATGTCGTCCTTCAGGCTCCTGTAAATTCCGAAGTTCACGCCCTCCTGGAGCACATCACCGGGAGCAATGTCTCGTGTTGCGATCAGCCTCCGGTTATGCCGGGATACCATGTCGTTTTCTTCGCCAGTATACCCAATGCGAGGAACTAGGCTACCTCGAACGGCCTGCACCATGGTCTTAAACTGGTCGACGTTAAGCGAGTGGTCCCGGTCTGGCGTGTCCACGTCTGGAATTGCTGTGAAGTGCTTCTCTATTACCGCCGCACCCTTAACCGCTGCGCGCCTTGGAATCTCCGCAATGTCCAGCGTGTGGTCTGAGAATCCAACCGGGCGCTTGAAGCGCTTGCGAAGCAGGCTCATCACCCGAAGGTCAACGTGCTTTGCCGGGTAGTTCGCTACGCAGTACATAAGCGTGGTCGGCGTGCTTCCGAGGTGGTCCAGCGCATAACCTATGTCGTGCCCTCCGTGCGCTCCGGTGGAGAGAATCACGGGCTTGCCGTAGCCGCGGAGCTTTTCTAAAATCCTGATGTGGCTCATCTCAGCTGACGCCACCTTGTGTCGGGTCACGAACGGATTCACGGCGTCGTACAGTTCCGGACTGAACGCTGAGCACATGAACTCAATCCCAACCGAGTCGGCCTTTTGTTTCAAGTGTGGGAGCCAGTCGAGGGGAAGCGCACCGTCAAGCTTCGGCACGGGGTGGACATTGCCGCCGTCGTCGTCCGCCATGTAGGTGTGTGCTAATCCGTGTCCATAAAGCGAATACCAATTAAACGCCTGAAACTTCACCGCGTCCGCTCCCGCTGCCTTGGCCATCGCAATCGAGTGCCGGCAGTCGTTCAGGTCGCGCCAATTTGAGCCGCATTCGGCCACGATAAACGTCATTTGTTCTCCTGTAAGTCCTGCTCTGTTCCCAAAACAACCTCGGTTCCGTCCGACCGCTTGATGACACATGGCTTCGGGAAGTTGTGGTTGAGGTCCACGCTCTCCTTGAGCACTCCGAGCGTTTTTAAAATCGCCTTAGCTGACTGAAACGCCGAGCCGGCCATTCCGAACTCCTGCTTGTTGTCCATCATGAACTCGAGTGTATCTATCGCATTGGACATCAGGAGGTGGATCCGCTGGGTTCCGAGAGAGACAAGCGCCTTAGCCTCATCCGAGTTCAGAACTTTTGACACCACTTGTCGAGAAACGCCGTATTCCTGCGCAATTTCCCCCGTGGTTTTCCCTTTCATGGCCTCGCCCATTATTGACTGGTTGCGTAATGCCTTACCATTTGAGTCTTTTTTTCGTCTAGTTTTGGTGCGTTTTGTCATGCCTAAAACACATAATACCTTAGCTCGCATTCCGGTCAAGAATAACCAGTAATCCGGGCAGGTCCGCCACTACGCGCGGGGGAGGGTCATGCCTTCCCCCTCTCTTCGATGGCGCGGAGGGCTTCGCGGGCCACTTCTTGAATTGCCTTCACCGCTTCCTCTTGAAACCGAACTACAGCGCCCTCTGTGTCGCCATCCTCGTCGTGTTTTAATGACAACCAGACTTCACCGCATTCGGAGTAAAACCGTAGCGCCTCCACCGCCCTCTCCGCCGTCTCCTTCCATCGGTCCCTCTGGTTCTCAAAGTCTGTAGCGAACTTACAAAGGTTCTCGTATTCCAACCTCCAGTCTTCGCACTCAGCTTCCTCGGCTTTCAAGTTTTCAATGACCAGTGCAATGTCCCCATCCCTGCTTTTCGCGCCCTCGGCGTATCCGGCAAGGAAGTCGTCGTAAGAATATCGCACCGGCTTGTCCCATGAGCGCCCGTTCTTCCACTTGTCCTTGGCGTACTTGCTGGCAGCCCTCTCCCTCGCCGCGCTTTGGTCAGTCATAAAACCCCTCGAATATCATTTTAGTTCTGCCGCACTTCTTACATGTGGCGTTTGGAACGTCCTGCAGTCCGGTGGCGTCATTGCAATTTATGGTTTGGTCTGCCTTCACGAACTGGAAACAATTCACGCACACCGGGACGAACTGAGCGCCGTTGGCATATTGCACCCGCCGAGTGTTTTCATATTCACAGTCACTCACCGGCTCCCCCTTTCTTGAGGGCTAAAATAGCAGTGCGGTTTTTGGATACGCAGTTGCCACATGTTCCGAGTGGATAGCATCCAACTGCATCAGCAGCCTCCTCTAACCCCCTGTCCCGCGCCGCAAGGAGCGCCGTAATCATCGCGTCCTTCACCTTCCAGACGTACCAGCCTTTTTCTCGGTTATAGGATTTCTCCAAAACCTCACCGGCAAGTTTTGTTGCCCATGCCTTCTCGCTCATTTGGTCCTCCATACCTTCCACCACTTTCTCTTTTGCTTGAAGTCCGGGCAGGTCGGGGAGGTGCGCCTTTTATAACAGCAAATACCTCCGTCACAGCCGGGTTCGCCTTTGACTAAATCCATGTTGCCGGGAATGGGCGCACAGCAATGGTGCTCTGATTGCCACGCGCCGTAGTTTTCCACCCTCCTATGCTCGCAGTCCTTGCAGAAGTGGGTCATGGGTATTCTCCTATTCCTTCGCTCTTTGTTCTCTCGCACGACTGCCTGAAAATGTATTCCGCGCTGAACCCCGCTTTTTTCAAAAACCCCGACTCAATCACACCAAGGAGATTCAGTGTATTCTTTAGCTCCCGCAAAGCGCCTTTCGGGTCGGTCGTCGGACACTCCCGATAATTCCTGATGTGAAGCTCCCGCCATTTGGCGACTTCTTCGGCGGCAAACAGCCATGTTTGCGCAGTATCGCTTAGGTCACTCATCTGTCCTTACCTCCGCGCTCTGCGCTGGTTTCTCTATCTCCTTTAGGACGCTGAATGCCTTACTTTCACATGGACAGTGGTCGCACTCGCAAGGATCGGCGTTTGCAATTTCCTTTATCTTTGCCCTCATGCCTCTCGCCCTCGTCTTCCAGTCGTTGTACTTGGATTCATAGTCTTTTGCCCGACTACGCCAATACGCTATCGTCTCCTCTGTGGTGCTCATACATCGCCCCCCTGATACTTGTTTGATGGGATTTCGTATGATGGTACCAGCCTTACACCTGTGCTCGCAGTCCTTGCAGAAGTGGGTCATTTGGTCCCTTTCTTTTTCATCCACCACGGTTTGAGTTTCTTCTCGATAATGGGTTCCTCTTTGGGTGGCTTGCTTTTATAGCTGTCCGCTTCAGTTACTCCGTCCCACACATACGAAAGGCAATCCACGTTGCACGTTTCCATGGTGCATCTCAGTGACCTACACGGCCTCTTGCAGCTTCTTTCACCCCAACTCATGCGCCACCACACGGGCACTTGCCGTCAGCCGCTAATTCCGGGTCACAGCCCTTCTCCTCGGAGGAGGGTGCGCAGTCACGCAAGAACAAGCACGCGCCACAAACGTGCCCGACGGATAAATCACAGGTGCAGGACATGTCTAGTAGCTCTTCAGCAATCCTTAGCCTCTCCTGCGCCTCCCGTAACTCGATTACCTGTCCGTTCAGTGCCAGTTCGGATGCGGCGAGGGTGTCCAGCTTCTTGCGTAGCTCGCGATTCTCAGCCTCCTTCTCCTTACACCCCGGGCACTGCGGGACGGTAAACGCTTCGTGTAATTCATTCTTTTCCATGGGAACCTCGCCCTTCCTTCGTTGCGCTCTCCAAGTCCATTTCTTTTCCTTGAAGGAGTATTGCCTGACACGAGTCTTCCCACTTTAAGTCACAGTCTTCACACCCCACCTTGTTGCAGGTTTCGGTAATCACAACCCGTAGCCGCTCTCTGATTTCATCAAGTTCGCTCATACGCTCCCCTTCGTTGCGCTCTCCGCGAGGCTCCAGTAGGCGTCAATCCTTGCGCTGAATGCTGAGCATTCCGTCCTTATCGCGCGTGACTATGTAGTGAGTAAGGCAGTCCTCCGCTAAACTTACCTGCCGTTTCAGCTTCGCAGCCTCGGCCCTTGCGGATTCGAGTGCCTCCAAAGTTTCACCGCAATACAACTGCAGCGCGAGAATCTGCCCCATCCCCATCTCACTCGGTGCCATACACAATAGTTCCTCCACCTTCGGGCGGGGTTGGTGGGAGGTCATTTGGAATCCTCCCAGAACGGCAGTGCGATAGCCTCGGGAACCGTCTCCAGTTCAGTGTCCAGAACGGACAGGCGCTGCCCCAGCTCCTCAATTGCATAGCGGATATAATCCAATACTTCCTTCTGGCGCTTGTTCAAGTCATCACCGCTCGTGCCCCAGAGTGCTTCGTCAATCTCGTTGCAAAACGTCTGCATGATGCCAAACATCGCGGCGAGCGAGTTGGAATCGCACTCCAGCTTGATCTTACCGCCCTCTGTGTTCCATCTAGTTTCCATACTCATCCTCTCTACTCCTCTCTCTCGGGCGCTTGGCCGGGGTTATTCTTCCTGCTCGATAATTCCAAATGCTCTTGCTACTGCCATTGGCTCCGGTTTCTTCCAGTTTTGAATGAAGCCAGTTTCAAGGTTGATGTCTAAAATCAGATAGTCGCCGTAATGTTCGCCCGGAAAGAACGTAGGAACATAGTCCTCATCAATTTGAGCTATCTCTTCTCCAGCGTGATTCTTGAGCGTGTAAATCCCTGAGTCACACACTTTGCAGTGAACCTCGACGCTCACCGCTTCAATCTCTTCAACTATTTTTCTTGGTATCTTCATTTTCATCCCCATAGCCCGTGGGCTGGTTAAACGGTCTTCTTCTTGGGTTGCTCAACTTTGATTCCGGTAATCTCTTCAAATATCTTTGCGTCGAAAAATGGAAGACCCAAGAAAGCGTCCTTAACGTCCTGGTTGGATTTCTCCCAATAACCCCTCCACGCCTCTTTGTATTCGAGCTTCTTCAAATACCCGCCCGTGGTTTGTGCGTGAGGATATTTGCTCTGCTCATCTGCGGTCATCTCGGACAGATAAACCCACTGAGTGAGGCAAGGGCCAATGCCGAGAACCTTCTGAATTCGCGGGTCTGTCCGAGGCACTTTAGAGTTACGGTTGAACAGGCGAACGTTAGGGGTGTTGGTGTTGAATAGGCCGGAGTTCCAGTCGCCGGAGTTACTGTTGCCGGAGTTACTGTTGCCGGAGTTCCTGTAGCCGGAGTTCCAGTCGCCGGAGTTACTGTTGCCGGAGTTACTGTTGCCGGAGTTCCTGTAGCCGGAGTTCCAGTCGCCGGAGTTACTGTGGCCGGAGTTCCAGTTGCCGCTGTTCCTGTGGCCGCTGTTCCAGTTGCCGCTGTTCCAGTTGCCGCTGTTACTGTGGCCGCTGTTCCAGTTGCCGCTGTTCCCCTTCCCAAGATTCTTTAGCTTGGCGACGAGGTGATACGGCAGTGCCTTGGCCCACTGTTCTGCGGCCTGTCGGTCGTCCTTCTTGGCGTTCTGAGTGTCTATGACGAATTGGTCTTCGTCCGGTAGATACTCGTATTTGTTGCACGCGTCCTCGTTGATCCCGAAGTGGCTGCAAATCGCGGCGTGACTGTCTGCCTTCTCAATTTTGTTGCCGCCCTTATCGAGCAACTTTCCGGCGTTGATTAGCTTTCGCGCCTCAACATCGAAATATTTGAATTCACCATCACCTTTGCTTACATACGAAAAGAACTTGCACATTTTACTTACTCCTTATGTTTGTTGTTTAAATCTCTCTTGCGGGGAGGTCAGAGCTTCTTGAACTCCACGACCCAGACGAACGGATTATCCGCCCAGGTCGAGCCGGGCTTCGCGAGGGAGTCCCAGAGACAGCCGAATGCAACTGTGTATGGATGGGTGCCTTGTGTTCGTGGACCACCGTCGCAAAGTCGCTGCTCTTTCCCGAGAGTGGGGCCGAACGGGATTACCCCTTCCGCCTTCGCGTCCTCTTCGCTGATGTCCTGAAGCCTCTCCACGCGGACCCCGGTGATCTCCAGCGTGATCCGGGATTTGTGTCTGGGCATGTGAATGGAAGGAACCCACCCAAACTCGCCGTGAATAAATCGGTCGCCGAACCACCACCCCGTGCGCTCGCCCGAGTCGTCTTTGACGCCATCGGCACGATAGACCGTTGTGATGCCGTTGCCCTTAGTAAAGCCGAATGTCTCCCTGACCCAGAGCCGGTCTCCGGGCTGGCCGAAGGGGCATTGTGCCGGGTGAATTACGCTTGGCTTCACCACGCGTCTGGTTTGGACCTTCCAGCCTTCGAGAATCGCGCGGACCATCGAACCCGAAAAAAGAATCGGTTTTTCTCTGCTCACGGAATTTTCCACCCATCCGCGAGGCTCATCACCACGGCGCAGACCACGGCTAGAGCGAAGAGGACCGGAAGGCGGGAGAGCCCCAGCGTGTGGCGGCGGAGGTCCACGGCGCCGACATTCATCTTGAGCTTGTAAGCCTCGATATCGGTAACGGTCCTGTGATCCGCACACCGGCTCTGATCCGACCTCTGGTAAACGAATTCCTTGCCGCACACCGCACACTTCCTGACGCGGCAAGACCAACACTCTCCATGCCTATTGTCAGAGGCCATCTTCACCCCGCACTTCACACATCGAACTGACATTTCAAAACTCCTTTACTTGACTGATTAATTCAACAATCCTTATTTAAGAACTAAATATCCTCTGACGGCGCAGTTTAAACACCCACTGAGACGCACGAGGATTGCCCAGGCTGAATTTTCACCCCATTCTTCAAGGCCGAGGCCACATCGTCCAAACTTCTCGCAACGAACGCCAAACCGCCCGACCTCGAAACCGAGTCCAGGAACTCCCGCTGCTCCTCGCTCAGCCGTCCCTGTTGGGTCTTGATCTCGATTGCTAGGAACCGCCCATCTTTCAGAACCCCGATGATGTCCGAAATCCCCTTCCCAGAGTTCGACCGTCCACCGATCCCGCCTAGCTGAATCACCCGGTGGTAAATTCCGAGCGCATTCAGGTAATCTCGAATCTGCCTCTTGATCAGTCCCTCGGGTGTGGTCATCGGTAAATCCTCGGGCGCATTAGTTTCGAGCGGGGAATGATTCCCATCTCCCGGCAGAAGTCGAGTTCGTTCCAGTGAATTAGATCCGGCGAACGGTGCCCCGCGTGGCAGTCTACGCAGGCAAACTGGAGGTTCCGAACGTCGTCGATGAACTCCGGGTAAAGCTTCCGGTTCGCTTTGTGCTGCGGAAATTTGTGATGCCGCCCGACCAAGTAGATCGAATTGCAGATTTCGCATTTCAAAGCCATGCGGCCTCCCTGATGAGTTCCCAGTTGCGGTCGCTCATACCGCCTCAAACATTTCTTCATCGCTAACTGTCCACACGGGATAGTTGCGACGATCCGCTCTCCCGTTCGAGCACGAGCACTTGAACGCGAACGCTGAGCGATCGGTTTTCAACCTAGCCAGCACAACTCCGGAGTCATAACAGCGGGAGCACACCGAGCGAATCGGCACGACCGGAGCAAATCGCTCTTTCTTCTGCCGGTTCCATGCGCGCTCTCTGGCCCTGGCGGCTTGCTCGCGAATCTCTGGCAGCAGAGGTGCCTGTCGAAGTTCCGAAATTAGGTAATCTACGATTCGGTTGAAATCCGCACTTTCGAGTGACCCCACTTCTTTCCAAATCAGGTCCAGCCGTTCACTCGGATAGTGTGCTTTTCCAAAAGTGGTCATCAGCCGGTTCATCTGCGGAACAAAGTCTTCTCGATTCACGCCACACCTCCGGCCAAGAATTTGGCCTCCCAATCTGAGTTGCCTTGATTTGTCGCTAACCGTGAGTCTTCTGTCTCGCCGAGCGCCTCGAGATGAGCAAAAGAGGCCTTGTCCTTCAGGCGCTCGAGATTCACATGGGCGGCAGGACTATAATTCTTGCTCGCCGTTTCTTTTCTAAATCCAGCCAGCGCATTCTTTACACGCACCCAGCTCTTTATTTCTTTCTGCTGGTAGACCTGATAGAGCGGCACCTCGTCGCGGATCCAGTTCGGACCGCGCCCGTAATGCTTAAGCGTCTTCTCCCACTCCGCTTTGACCTCTGTCGGAATTCCAGACTGCGCCGGCCGGGGGTTTGACGGCGCTACAAGATTTTCATCAGTCGCCGTTTCCCCCACTCCCCCTTCTGCAGACGAAGAACTTCCTGATCCTGTTCCTGATCCTGTTCCTGATCCTTGTCCCATCGGGATCGGAGGGGGGGTGGGATGCGGATGGGATACCGATGGGGTGTCGATGGGGTGGGTATCCCCTACATGTGAATCTTCTTTAGAAACAACGGTCCTAAACTCAGGAAGTGGTAACCCCATTGACCGCAGCTTCTCGGCGATGTTGCGATGATACTTGTTTGTCGGGGACAGCCGGCCAAGGGGGTCGCCGTATTGAAAGGGGACAAACCCAGGCAGGAATAGCCGGTCCTCGTCGATTACGATAGCCTTGAAGTGCTTCGTCAGTTCTTCGAGCAACACCGCTTCGCCGATGTCGTTCGACATCTTGCGAACGCCAATCCGCCAGATCCCAATCGTGTCACACCGCTTGCAGAGATATTCCCATGCGCACTTCAAACGCGGCGGAAGTTCCAGGAACCAGTCCTGGTCGTAAAGTTCAGTATCAGTAAATCTTTTTGACATACTACTCTCGCTGTTTTGACCGCCGCAGATCCCCCAACCCCGGCGCTCTCTCTTGATGTGTGGGCGCACGTCCTGCGCTGCCCGAAAGGTAAACGGGTGTGCTAGGTCATGGCGACCCCCGAGCGGACGGCAAAGGGACTCCCGAAGTATTCCCGTAGTGGGACAGGCGAACGACGGCAAAAACACGCAATATTCGGCAATATGCGGCCAGGTGGGTTTAGGTGTGTGTTTTTGTGAAAAGTGCCTGAAAATGGCTGAAAAAGATGGTCGGGGCGGCGAGATTCGAACTCACGACCCTCTGCTCCCAAAGCAGAATTCCCCACACCAGTACACGGGAGAAATCGCCTCATTTTATCAACTCCCGAAATTTTCCCGAATTGATGGAAACCACTTCGAGCATCTGGGAGGCTTTCAACTGCCCGTAAACTTCATCGAGCACCTGGAGGCTCATCCCCGTATACTTGGCTACCTTGACCGGCGCAACCCCCTGATCAAGCGCATTCCTGACAAAAGTATGCCGGAAATCGTGAAACCGTCCGGTAACCTTTGCCCTGCGCTTGCACGCCTTCCATGCGGTCTTGTTTGACGTGCTCGAGGATGCATGGTCATAACGAGACCTAAAAACATACTCACCCATGCCAGGCGTGATTCGTGACTTGAGCACATCGACGGCCTCGGGCGTCAAAGGGAAGGACCGCCCATAGCGCGTCTTCGTGTCCTCTGGAAGCAGGTTAATCACCCGCTCCTTGAGGTCCACCCTCGACCACTTGAGGTGCAGGATTTCGCCCTTTCGCATACCGGTGTGGATGGCCAGAACGATCTGATGATTCAGGTCCTTGCTTGCCGCCTTCAATAGCTTTCTGATCTCGGCGGTTGAGAACTCTTTCCCGGCCTGGGTCGGCAGATCCGGGTTTGCAATCTTAATCCGGCGCTTCACATAGCCGCGGTCAAATGCGTGCTTGAGAATCATCCGGAGGTATTTGTGATGATTGAGGAACTTCATGGTCGGGCGCGTGGCCCGCTTGTCCGTTATGTACCGCTCCCAGTGGGTTTCGGTCACGTCGTCGATATAGGGACAGTTTACGTTGAACCACGGAACGAGGTGTTTCTCGATGTGTAATTCAGCGTTATTCAGCGTCTTCGGAGCGCGGTTGATCTTAGTGTCCAGCACCTCTTTGCCCACATCCGCAAACGTCTTGACGTGGCGCATGGGGTTCTTTCCGCCCGTCAGTATCTCCGCCTTGAGCCGCTCACCCTTTCGGATGGCGTCTTTG